CAATCTATTATGATTTTACTTCCGGTTCTTCCGGGAGAAAGCACTAACCACTTGTCATTTTCACTAAGAATCATGCAAATATTTAGTACTATGGGTAGTACCAATTCGATAAATACAATATGGACATTACCGAACTCGAATCCTTTAAATTAAGCGATGCAGTATCCTTTCACAAGGAACTGAACCCAAAACTTTGGGATGAGGAGAAGCTTGACCCAGAAGTACGTGATCAATTATTGTTGATTGCAGAAGATTTTGTAGAATATTTAGGACTTGATAATTTAAAAGTAGAAGATGTTACTATCAGTGGCAGTAACGCTGCGTACTCATATACTCCGCATAGCGATTTAGACTTACACATATTAGTGGATTTTAACAATCTACCAGACAATCCAGTATATCAAGAACTATTCACCGCTAAGAAAACACTATACAACGATGCCCATGACATTACAGTTCGTGATGTTCCCGTAGAATTATATGTGCAGGATACTAATAATCCAGTGCAATCTTTAGGCGAATACAGTATTGTGCATGACAAGTGGATTCGTATTCCTAAAAAGCGTAGAGCAAACTTTGACCAAGCTGCCACTAAACTAAAGTATGAAAAGTTAGGCGAACTTATTGAATTAGCGTTAAAAACTAAAGACCCTAAGCGAGTCAATGACACTATTGCGTTAGTCAAGCGTTATCGCAAATCTGGCTTAGATAAGGCAGGCGAGTTTGGTCCCGAAAATCTAGCATATAAAGCAGTTAGAAAACAAGGTCTAGTACAAGCCTTACACGATTTAAAAGCAGAACTGCACGGTGAAAAGTTAAGCATTGAAGAAGATGCTGACAAACAGGCTGCTACTCTCAAGATTCAGAAACACTTGAATAAGAAGTATGGCGCTAACCTTGATCTTGATGGTAAGTTAGGGCCGTTGACTCTCAAATCAATCAACAAGTTTATGCCTAGAGCAAAGACTGGATTAGCTGATGAGCCTAACAAGACAACAGCCGTACAGGGTAAGAAGCTGAAAGAAGCCAAGATTGCCGAAGCTGAAAGTGATGTTTCAAAAGCAAGCGTTGTTCAATTCAAAACTTTGCCAGGTCCCGGAAAACCTAGGCATTCGTTTAGAGTTGTTTATGATGGGAAAGTTATTGCCTACGGTGAAGTAGAAAAAGATTCAGTTCACGATGATGAACACGGAGCCTCTGTACAAGAGATTGTTGTCCATAATAAGTATCGCCGTATGGGAATTGCTAGTAAAATTTATAGTGCTATTGAACGTAAGTTCGGCTATAAATTACATCCTTCCGACGATGTTAGACCTGATGGACAAGAGTTCTGGAAAGCTAGAAGCAATATAGATGAAGCCTCAGGTTACATTCCATCAGCAAAAGAAAAGAACGATCCTCGCTTCAAGACTGCCCTCACTGTAGATGTAAAGCCAGACGCAATCAAGAAGAACGCTAAGGCATTCGGCTTCAAGACTTCCAGAGCAGGCATTCCTCCCCAAGCACGAGCAGATGGTAAGATTGCAGAAGACCTAATGAGAGAGTTTAAAACTTTTTTAGGTGAGCAACAGGAAGAAATGTTTCCGGGCTATGATAAGCAGCATAGAGAAAAGCGTTTAGGCAATTGGTTAGCTAAGTCTTGGGGCGTACAGAACGGCAAGCCACAGACATTCTATCACGCTACTACCAAAGACTTCGACACATTCAATACTAGTGGAACAGGCTTTGCTAGTGCGTTAGGTATGGCATATGAAGTAGAGCGTCACGGTTCCTTCTTTGCAGTGGACCCAAAGTTTGCTGAAGGCTTCATTGAAGATCCAAACACTGGACGAGTCAAAGAAGGTGGTAGAGTTCTTCCAGTTCACTTGTCAATCCAATCACCAATTGATTTGCGTGATGATGCACTATCAAGAATGTTGAGTGACGAAGAAACCGTAGATGAATTCAAAGCTAATGACATTGACCTTCGCTCAATCTACAATCACTTTTACGAACTTGAGCGTTGGGAACTGTTTGACGGACCCGAGGGCGCGGAATTCATTGACAACTTGCAGAAGCTAGGCTTTGATGGGGCAATCATCAATGAGTCAATCCCTAACGATAGCAACGCTAAGTCCGGACAAGTCTGGGTAGCCTTCAGCCCTAATCAGGTTAAGTCAGTTTACAATCGCGGTTCGTTCTCCCCTGACGATGCTAGGCTAGTGAGAGAAGACCAAAAAAATACAGTACCCAAAATAGGATATCATGTCACTGCTACAAAGAACCTACCCATCATACAGAAGAATGGTATTAAGGCAGATAAAAGAGGCAGCAGCTACATCTGGGACTCTCGTGAAATGGCAGAATGGTTTATGGATTTTCAAAACGATGAAGGTCAGGATAGAACCATACTCAAAATAGATATGTCAGGACTTGATGCTAACCTTGACCCAGAAGCCGAAGATATGAGCGAATGGTCAAGCAGGTTCAAGCCCGGAACAAACGGCGGCGCCTGGATCATTTCGGGACCTATTCCATCAGATAAAATTATAGGTTGACATGTACCCAAAACTACTGTAGTGTGATAATATGAGCAAGACATTCAACACTGCACTAGAAGCTAGGCATATCATCATGGACCTACGCATACAACTAAAGCGTCTTCCATACAACCCTGATCTGCTAAAACTCTGCAACAACATCGGTGAAATGAATTCTCAACTCAGCCGTCTAGAAGTTGACGCTAGGCGGACACGCAAGACCAGTAAGGTTGACGCACATAGGGAAGACCTGGTCAAGGCTATCAAGCACCTTGAGCATCTTATCCTTATGGCAAAACTCATGGCATAAAAAAATATCCACTAAGGCGAAAAAGTGGTTGACAATCCCCTCATAATATCGTATAACAAGATATAGAGAGCAAGAAAGCAAACACTCTCTACGTTGTTTAATTTAGGAGCTAAAATTATGTCTCAGATTTCAGATAATCTCACTATCACTTCAATTCAAGCCCGCAAGGCGATGCTTACTGCATTTAAGGTAAAGCGTCCTGTCTTTCTTTGGGGCCCTCCCGGCATCGGTAAGTCCGAATGCGTTCAAGATATTACTGACGAACTCGGTGGTTACATGGTCGATTTGCGTATGGCGCAGATGGAACCGACTGACATTCGCGGTATCCCTTACTTCAATAAGGAAATCGGTAAGATGGATTGGGCCGAGCCTGTCGATCTTCCTAGCGAAGAACTCGCTGCACAGTACCCGATTGTTGTTCTCTTCCTTGACGAAATGAACTCCGCTCCCCCTGCTGTTCAGGCTGCTGGTTATCAGCTTATTCTGAACCGTCGTGTTGGTAAGTACAAGTTGCCTGATAACGTTGTTATCGTTGCTGCTGGTAACCGCGATAGCGACAAGGGTGTTACGTATCGTATGCCGATGCCGCTTGCTAACCGCTTCGTTCACATTGAAATGCGTCCTGACTTCAACTCTTGGCAGATTTGGGCTGTTAACAAAGGCATTCACAAGGATGTTGTTGGTTATCTCTCGTTCGCTAAGCAGGACATCTACGACTTTGATGCTAAGTCTTCGAGCCGCGCATTCGCTACTCCGCGTTCGTGGACATTCGTGAGCGACTTGCTTGAAGATGAAGATAATGTTGATAACGATACGTTGTTCAATCTTGTTGCAGGTGCTGTTGGTGATGGTCTTGCTACGAAGTTCATGGCACACCGTAAGGTAGCAGGCAAGATGCCGAACCCAGCTGACATTCTTGAAGGCAAGGTCAAGGAACTTAACGTTAAGGAAATCTCTGCGATGTACTCGCTCACGATTTCTATGTGCTATGAGTTGAAGGACGCTATCGACAACAAGCGTGTTGATAACAAGAAGTTCCACGAAATGGCTGGCAACTTCTTTGAATACATGATGAAGAACTTCGAAACGGAGTTGGTTGTCATGGGCGCTAAGATTGCTCTCAAGACTTACAAGCTTCCAATTGAGCCTTCGCAGCTTAACAACTTCGATGAATTCTACAAGAAGTACGGCAAGTACATTGTAGACGCTGGCAACTAAGTCAGCAGCTCCTGGGGGAAGGTTAGAGACAGCCTTCCCCCACCCTCTTTATGTCTCATTCAAAGGATCCTTTTATGGCTAAGCCAATCTTTAAGTACAACACCGAGCAACAGCATCTTCGTAATTGTCAGCTCCGTATCAACGGACTCACTACTGATATCAATCGTGGTCTTCCGTATCAAACAGAACTTAATCGCATGATTGCTGCTCGTGCAGACATTATAACACGAATTCCCGAAGCTGACCTTGCTGCAATGCAGGCTCACGAAAATCGTGTATTGACTGTTGCAGAAAAGGCAGCAGAAGCTAAGGCACTAGTCGAAGCAATGTCTGCAAATCGTGAAAAATCTTCAATTTAGGCTTGACATTGGTTCCCTTTTGCGTTATAGTGAAGATATAATCAATCGAAGGAGTTTTTATGACAGGTATCACAACTGCTGACAAGCGCAAGTCTAAGCGTTCACGCAGCAAAAAGTTTGAAAATCTTGTTGGTCCTACTGACCCGCGTGTTGACCATGATGCTCGTGAGCGGTTGATTACTGCCCGTATCGGTCTGCTTCTAAAGCACGCCTTCTTCGGTAACCTTGCTACCCGTCTCCAGCTTATCAATGCTGATGATTGGTTGACTACTGCTGCTACTGACGGTCTTAAGCTGTATTACAACAGCCGCTTCATCATGATGCTTAAGCCGAAGGAAGTTGAATTCCTCGTTGCTCACGAAGTTATGCACGTTGTTTACGATCACATTGGTCGTCGTATTGACCGCGACCCTGAAATCTGGAACATCGCTAACGACTACACTGTAAACGCTGACCTTAAGAAGCACAAGGTTGGTGAGTTCATCACGACGGTTCCTTGCTTGTACGAAAAGAAGTACGAGGACTGGACTTCGGAAGATATCTATGAAGATTTGATGAAGAACGTTCAGTATATTAATATTGACGACCTTCTTGACCAAATGCTTGATGACCATCTTGATGGTGAAGGTGATGATAGCGAAGACGGTGACGGCAACGAAGACCGCAAGGGTAAGGGTCGTCCTAAGATGTCCGAGTCCGAGCGTGAAGCTATGCGTCAGGAAGTCAAGCAGGCTATTCTGAATGCTGCACAGCAGGCAGAAGCTGGTTCGATGCCCGCAGGTGTTGAACGTCTTATCAAGCAAATGACTGACCCTGTCATGCCCTGGCGCGAACTCATCCAGACTAATCTGACCTCTGCTATCAAGTCTGATTACACTTGGATGCGTCCTTCTCGTCGTTCTTGGCACATGGATGCTATCATGCCCGGTATGAACCCTGGTGAAGAAATCGATGTTGATATCTATATCGACATGTCAGGTTCTATCAGCAACAAGCAGGGTATGCAGTTCCTTAGCGAAGTCGCTGGCATGATGGATGCATTTGACGGTTACAATCTCCGTGTGACTTGCTTTGATACCAAGTGCTACAACACTCAGGAATTCTCCAGTGAGAACATGGAGCGTATTGAAGAATACGAATTGCACGGAGGTGGTGGTACCGATTTTGATTGCATCTTTGATGACCTCAAGGAAGCTGGCCGTGTTCCTAATCGCTTGATTGTCTTCACTGACGGTTATCCGTTCGGTTCATGGGGCGATGCTGATTATTGTGATACGACTTGGATCATTCACGGTGACCCGAACCCCAATCCCCCGTTCGGTGTATATGCGATTTACGATGACCATCGTAAAAAGTGATCTAGAACCCGTTTCGGAGACTCGTTACATATATGAGTCTCCAAACGGGGGAAAGACCGTTTACGCTAGAGAAATTGGTTCAGATAAGAGAGTTATCGTGAAACAGGATCCTTCCATTATTGAACGTCAACAGACAGCTATGAGGTCCAATCGGCTACTGACTATACTAAAGAAGTCACAAACCGATACTACGCTCAAGGATGCTCTAGAGGCGCTTGAAGCACTATATATCATTAAGTACGGCGATGCTAAAGACAATTGAAGATATCAACCTACATACTTGGTTCATGAACCGAGAATTAGACTTTGCCCCTAGTCATTTTGTGGGTTCTAACACACCTATAACTGATGAATCTAAGATTTGGATTCAAGAGAAGTTGTCCGGTAGATATGCCATGACTTCTATAGAGAATGCTTTTCTAGAGTACGCCCCCTCATTTGAAGACCCTAAGGAAGCATTGTTCTACGAACTTACTTGGGGATGACCACGGTACGTATTGGCGCTAGCATGGTTAAAAATGTTAGAGAAGTACTAGATTGGCTCCATATTAATGTCGGTGAGTTTAAAGGCAGAGAGATAACTGGTACAGGAACTGAGTACAAGGGAGCTAACTGGACTGCAAAATGGCGACAATTTGGAGCAGGTTGGTTCATGTATATAACATTCAATGACCCAAAACATGCTGCATTCTTTACATTACGCTGGAAATAAAATAATAAGTCATCTTTCTCCAATTAAATACTTGTGCTAAATCACAAGGAGAAAAGCAAATGGCTTTTACAAGACACGTTGGAAAACATGGAGACCGCAAAGTTGCAGTCGTATTCCGTGAAGTTCCAGGCGAACCGCACATGGCATTGGTCGTGTACACAGAAATTTTAAACCGAACTATCCATGATCCACTGGTTCAGTGCATTGAAAGTGATATCGGACAGAATAGCGAAGACCTCGCTCTTGCACTTAACCGCTCATATACCACTGATGGTCAAATAATTCTTCAAAAACTTCACGCTGAAGGCATGTTGAAGAAGGTTCAGACCGAATTGATTGTTATGACACCTCAGCCTAATACAAGAATCAAGTTGAATGAACTTAACAAGATTCTTGATCAAATGAAGATGGGTGAAGATGCAGTTAAGAAGTTAGCTGAAATGGACAACCAATTGGGTATGCAGGATCCAATGGCAGTCGCAAGACGTATGCGTGGCGATAAGGATGCATTCACCCCTGAAACTATTCCGGGAAATAAACAGGCACCGACTGGTATCGATGCATCTGGTGATTTGTTAGGTGACACTACCCTTGCTAATAATCTTCGTCAACAGGCTTTAAGAATGGCAGCAGAAGCTAAAGGTCTGCTAGCGGAGTCAGAAAGAATGTTGAGTCAAGCAGATACATTAGCACCTAGTGCAGCAGCTACCACCGCAGTCGGAGTTCCATCTAAGAAGACAAGAGGGCGTCCTAAGAAAACTGTATCAGTTGCTTAAATTTAGTAAGGATTAATGAATGTCACCCGAGTTTATCCAGAAGTGGGAAAACTTATTACAGGATGTTGACAAGCAAAAAGTACCAATTGAATTTATCAAAAAGATAATTCTTAGGCTTCAAGGTAAAAGACAACGTACTATTAATATTGAAAAATTGTTAGATCAGGGACTAGATCCGGATCATGTTGAAGATATTATTAGTAGAAAGATTATTGACCTTGATGACGAAGTTATCGGAATTGAATTTTTACTTAATGTTCAAAGCATTGCAGATGTAGTGCAACCAGAAACAGACAAATTACTGAATGGACTATGAAATTAATATTAGCATGTGACCCTAACGGGGGAATAGGCTATCAAAACAAGTTGCCCTGGACTAACATCCGGGGCGATTTGCCAAGATTTAAACGCTTAACTGACGGGCAAAACGTCATTATGGGACGCAACACTTGGGATAGCTTACCAAAAAAACCACTTCCTGGCCGACTCAACTTTGTCGTATCTTCTAGTGAACTAGAAGCGGAACATCACAATGTAATTAGAGTGCCGGACATGGAATTCAATCAGCCCGATGATGTAGAATTTTGGATAATAGGTGGAGCCAGACTAGTTGAAACTTCTTGGAAAAACATAAACGAAATTCATTTAACCAAAGTATATGACCATTACGCTTGCGATACCTTCATAGATTTGCTATACATAGAACATAACTATGTAAGGACTTACAGTGAAATGTTTCCGGACCATACATATGAGATTTGGAAGAAAAAATGAAGCAATATCACGATTTACTTGAAGATATACTAAATAATGGCGAAGTCAAGGACGATAGAACCGGAGTTGGAACTATCAGCGTCTTTGGCCGTCAACTTAGATTTAATCTATCAGAGGGTTTCCCCGCTGTAACAACTAAGAAGTTAGCGTGGAAATCAGTAGTTAGTGAACTATTGTGGTTTATAGAAGGGAGCGGAGATGAGAGAAGACTTGCAGAAATTTTATACGGATCCAGAGATTCTGAACGTAGCACGATATGGACAGGAAACGCTCAAGCAGCTTATTGGACGCCAAAAGCGAGATATGACGGGGATTTGGGACGAGTATACGGTGTACAGTGGAGAGACTGGCGAGGAGTTGACCAACTCTCAAATCTAATTGAGGGCATCAAGAATGACCCTAACGGTCGTAGACATATTCTTACTGCTTGGAATGTAGACGAACTTGATCAGATGGCATTGCCGCCCTGCCACGTTCTCGCACAGTTTTATGTAAGCAACGGCAAACTAAGCTGCCACATGTATCAGCGCAGTGTCGATGTATTCCTTGGCCTCCCCTTCAACATCGCTAGCTATGCGTTGCTTACTCATATGATTGCACAAGTTTGTGACCTTAAGGTAGGTGAACTTGTCATTTCAACCGGCGACACTCATATCTATAGCAATCATATTGAACAAGTTAAAGAGCAGTTGAGCAGAGAAGAATACCCATTACCTGCACTTTTTCTCAATCCTGAAATAAAAAGCATTGACAAATTCTCAATGGATGATATATTGTTATTTGACTATCAGAGTCATGGAACTATTAAGGCTGATATGGCAGTATGAAAACAATCGTTGCTCACCGCTTCTCCGTCGGAGATGTTGAAGATCCTGATATCTATGCTGCTGAACCTCTTTGGGAATGGCAGAATAGTGAAGCAGGCAAGTGGGCAATGGAGAACTGCGCCGAGACTCCTAGTTGGCATCGTGATATAGATGCAGCTAGATTTGGCTATAGTTACCAAGTAAGAATTGCATTAACTCCTGAACAACTCGTATATTGGAAGCTGAAATATGACTAATAAAGAACAACGGCGTTTTCAAATTATCAATGACATGTGCCTAACCTTTAGGCATGATTATGGAATCACAATTAGTGAAGATGATCGTATGTACACGCTTAATTCAGGAATGACCGAACTGGAACGACAGGGGCTATTCAGCACTATGTCACAAGTTTTTGATCATCACTTTGCTACTTCATTAGAAGAATATCGTAAAGTCAATGAAGGTGAAGCAATCACTATCCCCAAAAGCGCAGAACATGCAAAGGCCATCATGGGAGTGGCTCAATGGTACTTAGACAATCTAGGTTGATGTAGAAGAAGGATTCCTAAGGTACTATGAGTATCTTTGCAGTTCTTAATTTTGAAAGGATAAAATTAAATGAGTGATTTAGAAACTGCTTTAAAAACGCATGATTGGACTTTGGCTGGATACAAATCCAGAGTTAACGTAGACAAGTTGATGAAAGAAAATCCTGAACAATCGTCAGCGTTATGGGAACAATATTGTCCGTGGTCTGATACTAACGGCGGATTACTTGAATGGTGGGCAAAAAATGATAATTCCGCATTTCGGCCTAGCAAGACAGTATAATAACCTTCAAGATGAGTTGCTAGACGCAACCCATGATGCCTTAAAGGAAGGGGTGCTGATCAATGGCCCCTACACTGCCGCATTAGAATCATGGCTATGTAATTACACAGGCTGTAAGTTTGCTACAGTCACTCACAGTGGAACTCATGCATTAGAATTTATCGCAGGCTATCATTACGATTTGTCATTTTTAGCAGGGGAAGAAGAACCGCCGCGCATTCGCATTCCAAACTTAACTTTTCCTGCTACGTTAAATGCGTTTGTCAGTACGGGATGGGACGTTGAATTAGTTGATACGGACAGTAACGGATTGTTTAAGTTTGATGATGACTATGAAGATGGTTTTAACAGTTATACCTGTTTTGTAGGATTGTATGGTGCTAGTCCAAATCGTAACTTTTACTCTAATACAATCGTAGATGGTGCGCAACACTGGCTATCAGTAAATCACCATCAAATCGGTGATGCTATGGCTATCAGTTTTGACCCTACTAAGAACTTACCGAGCAGCGGTAATGGCGGCGCTATCGTAACAAACGACCAATCGCTATATGATTGGGTAAATGTTATGAAGAACAATGGCAAGTTTGAACATTACTATCCTGGTACTAACAGTAAGATGAGTGAATTAGAATGCGCCCATTTGTTGGTTAGGTCCAAATATATTGATAGATGGCAAAATCGCAGAGAAAAAATACGAAATTACTACTTGGATAGATTTGAGGATTTGCCTTTTAGATGTCTCAGTGAACCTTTTGATAAACATGCCGATCAAAAGTTTGTTATCTACACCCAAACTCGAAATGAGCTACATGAGTATTTACACGGTAACAAAATTGAATCTAGGATTCATTATCCTCAGGCATTAAGTGAGTTACCTATTGCCAAAGATATTATCAAAAAGCCAGACATGATAAGCACCAGCATAGCATTGTCTCGCGGGGTGTTGAGTCTTCCTATCTATCCCGAACTTTCGGATAGTGAAGTAGAGGCGGTTGCAGACACGGTTTGCAAGTTTTTTGATAAATAATACGTTATGAACATTTACTGGATACTCACACTTCTCCCCGTATGGATCATTCACACAGTATTAGGTGCTGGTGTATTAGGTCTATTGATTGCATTCTTTGTGCAACGCATTCCATTCGTCAAAACATATGGATATATGATTAAGATTGTGTCTTCAATCTTGTTAGTGTTGGGCCTATTCTTGCAAGGTGCATTAGCGTATAAAGAAAGCACTGCACTCGCAGTAGCAGAGCTTGAAGCTAAGTTAGCTAAAGCGGAAGCAAAATCACAGAAAACCAATGTAGAAATTGTAGAGAAGATTGTCACCGATACGCAAGTGATTCGCACCAAAGGCAAAACCATTACCGAATATGTTGACCGCGAAGTCATCAAGTATGAAAACAAATGTCCACTTCCTTCTGAGGTAATCCGCGCACACAATGCTGCTGCTACAATGGATCCTAGCAAGCTTGAAGGAGACAAGAAGTGAACAAATTAATGCTTCTCCCGCTTGTATTACTATCAGGTTGCAGTATTACAGCAGTTCCAGTAACACCTAATTTTCCAGAGGCTCCGGCAACATTACAAGAAAAATGTGCTGATTTAAAAGAAGTTGCTGAAGGTGCTTCACTCACAGAATTCACTAAAATAGTAGTAGAAAACTATATTCTATATCACGAATGCAAAGTCAAAGTTGAAGGCTGGAACGAGTGGTATACTAAGCAAAAAGCTATTTTTGAAGAAGCTACCAAAAAGTAATCTTGAGTCTAGTATGATAAATACTAGATAACAACGGAAGATTACTATGTCCACCCAAGAAATTATTAATATTGGTACACTACCTAACGATGGCGAAGGCGATCCGTTAAGAGTAGCGTTTGGTAAGATCAATAATAACTTTGCTAACCTTTTCCCTACTGCAATTAACACTAGTAGTTCCTATTCAGTTGGAGACGCTCCTGGACAATTGATATTTGAAACTGATGCTAATACATTTACCCTAGGTCAATTTTATGTGTATGCGGCTGACCCTACTGGTAATAATAGCCAAAGTATGCAATTAAACGCACAAATTAATCAAGATTTAGATGATGCAAAGTTTAGT